AAGGAAAAGCTTCCCGCTGCTGATTGGCAGTTGGAGCAGGTGATTGAGTGGCTTCGTTTTATTGCACAATACGGCAGATACAACCTGGATTTCCATAACGATACCAACTCGTTTCTCAATGATCTTCAAAAAGCAATGTGCCCAACACAGGAGAACGACCAATGAAAATTAAATTTGGCGTTTACTCTCGCTTGCTGTTTGCGCTGCTAGCCATTGTTAGCCCTCAACGTCTTGTGCAAGCTATAACAGCTGGCTTCCTGTCAGCTGTAGATTCAATGGAAGACGAAGAACTGAAAAAATTATTACAGGAGATGAACGATGCAAATTGACCCTTATTTCCAGGTTGGCGTTTTAAGTCAGACCAAGGATCCTGCAACACTTTGCTGGCAGGCGATGCACCAGGACTACAGCGAGGGCTGGGTCTTCCATGACGAACCACTGAGCGAGCCAGACGCTGGTGATCGAATCGTAAAGCACCTGCTTTTGGGAGGTCGCGGCCATTACGGCCCACTGGAACACGCCAGTATCACATTTGCTGTTGGCTATTTCCCTCACTCGGTAATCCAACAAGCTCGGACTCACAGGGTGGGCACCAGCTGGGACGTTCAGTCCATGCGCTATACCGGCCAGCGAATCGCTGCTGTAGCTGAGGGCGTTGTCGATGTCGAAGAGGCGTTCTACCTGCGACCTGTTGGTGATTACACCAATCGCCAGGGCAAGCGGTACACATACGACGAGCGGCTACGGGCCAAGGATCTGCAGCACTGCGAGGACTCTGCTCGGCGTTATAAAGAGGCGCTAGCTGCCGGTATTTCGGAGGAGCACGCTAGAGGAGTGCTGCCGTTTGATTACCGGCAACATTTTGTCGTCACTTTCAACCTGCGCTCTCTCATGCACTTCCTCGACCTGCGGGGCAAGGCGGATGCGCAGATAGAAATTCATCAGATGTGCCAGTTGATGATGCCGCATTTTGCAGAGTGGATCGCGCCAGTTCACGACTGGTACACAAAAAATCGCTGGGGCAAAGCTCGTTTAGCGCCATGACAAAAGAATCACGCCATGACCACGGAGTACCTTTCAGCATGCATCCAGCACTAGATCCACATGAGCAGCAAGCCCGCGCTGACTACATCCACCGCCTTTACATCAACAGCGGGCGTACCAACGGCCTTTACACCGGGCTCTATCAAGAACGCATCCGGTATTTAGTCGCCATCGACCAGGCAGAGCATGCAGCCGCGTCCTCTAGCAGTAAATAAACCCCACCGGTGCCTCATAAAAGGCCGAGGCACCATCGAAGTCTTTACCACCGAGGACGGCAGTACTTGTTACCTAAGCTGCGCTGTCGGTATGTGCCGCTATTCCACCAACCTGCATCAAGCAGCGATCTACCTGGATCAGATGTTGCCTACTTCATAATAAGCCGTACTCTTACCTGTTAGTCTGAACCTGTCTGAACACAATAGGAGCTTCGTGGTAGATCGTGTCTATGGCCCCGACGGACTGAATGAACGGCAACGCATCGCCGCCAACTACCTTGCTCGGGGCACCACCATCCGCGAGACAGCTCGCAAGATCGGTGTCAGCGAGAAATCGATCTACACCTGGCGTCAGCGGGTCCCAGTCCAGCAGGCCATCTCGCGAATCCAGCAAGACATGCTTTCCGAGACCGGTGGCATGAACATCAGCACGATCCCTGACGCCATCAACATGCTGGACGCCATCATTAACGACGAAAACGCCCGGGCAGCTGATCGCATCGCGGCGGCTCGGACCCTGATGAGTGGAGCACAGGCTTATCAGGAACGTCGGATCCTCGAGCGTCAGATCCAGGATCTGGAGCGCCAGCTACTTCGCCTCACGGCGTACAACGACTCCGACGGACTCGAGCTCGTTTCCGAGACTGACGACGCCATTGACATCTGATGGCTTCTGTTTCTGCCCTCCGCAAGCGTGTAGAACGACTGCAAACAGAGCTGGAGCGACGTAAAGCGCGGGCTGCCAATTACGAGTCTGGTGTAGCCTCCACGTTGCCCACAGTCGCAAACTGGCCTGATTTCGCGCGCCGCACCTGGATTCGCACCAGCGGGACGGTGGCACCTTTTGACCCGTACGTGTACCAGGAAGATCTGGTCCGGTCCATCAACGCAAACCCCAATACACTCGTCAACAAGTCACGCCAGACCGGTGTTTCCGAAACTGTCTGCAATTACCTGCTCGACCGCGCGCTGACAGAACGAGGCTTCGCCGCGGTTGTCTTCAGCAAGACGCAGACGGACGCCTCCGAGCTCGGTCGACGTGTGCGTGCAATGGCGAACAGCCTGCGGGGCGAGACCATTCGCTACCTCACTGATAGCACTACACAGTTAGCGTTTGAAGGCCGGGGTACGCTGTATTTCCTGCCGGCCTCACCCCGCGCTGCCCGGGGCATCCCGAGCTGCTCCGTCCTGTTTATGGATGAGGCCGCCTTTCTTGAGGGCGCTGCAGAGATCTACCGCGGCGCCATGCCCACACTCTCCATGGTGGGTGACGCCGCCAAGGTGATCGTGGTCTCCACGCCCGACACCGAACAGGACTGGTTTGGCCAGCTCTGGCACACCGACGAAGGTAACTGGAACAAGGTCACCATCCACTACTCGCAGCACCCGATCTACGGGGCTGACCCCAGCTGGGCGCGTAAGACTCGTGAGTCTCGCCGCATGACCACGGCGGCATGGAACTCCGAGTACGAGCTCCAGTTTGGGGCCACTGATACCCAGATCTACCCCAATGAGCTGATTAATAAAGCCGCGAGGGGTCACTGGCGCGAGTGTGGGTCGATTAACCGTAGTTATGTCATAGGAATTGATCCCAATGCCGGAGGGAACGACTATTTCGTAGCAATGGTGATGGACATAACGTCCACGCCCTACGAGATCGTTGGTATGTACCGAGAGAATGGCAAGAGCACTGATTACAGCTTGAAGCATGTAAGTGAGCTAATAAAGGATTATATGCCTCAACGTGTAATTGTCGAGAAACAAGCGATGGGTGCTGTTATAGCTGAAGCATTGCAGCACATATTACCTAATTACGCCATTGAGACTTTCAATACGAGCAGGGCGTCCAAAACCGTAGCCACAGATCGCATTCTTTATATCCTCGAGCGCGATGAGTTGATCTTTCCCTCGGGCATTATTGCAGACGAGCTACGAGCGTTTCAACAGCAGGAGAACGGTGCTCGGCAGGCTGCTAGTGGAGCGCACGACGACACTGTGATGGCGCTGGCGTTTGCTTGCTCTTTAATTCCAGACACTCCAGCTACAGCAGGTTTCTTCGACAACATTTAGACCGTAGCCCAGTCTTGAGTCTCTGTATTTAACCAAACCTGGATTGCGTGCTCTCTGTATGGAGACCACCATTTCTGTTGTCTGAACCAATGGCGCCAGTCGCCTTCGCTTCCTTTTGCTTGGTTGCAGCAGATGCAGCAGCACACAAGGTTGTGCCTGTCGGTAGGCCCGCCTCGACTCCGAGGGCGCACATGGTCCAGCGTGTCTCCTGGGCGACCGCAATAAGCACAAAGGGACCCCCAGCTATTGAGGATCCCTTCGCGAAATTGCTGCTTGGCTTGCCGCTTGGTTAGGAGACTCGACCCATCGATTTGATGGTCAACCATTCCTTTTTGGGTGGCTTAATCAGTTTAACTGTCTGAACCGTAGTGCACGCCTAGAAGTCAGTTACCAGATACCAATCTGCATTACCAGATCCAGCTGCGTGTTACCAGATACTCAAGTCAGTTACCGGAGCAATCTGTATCTGGTAACAGTAGCGCTAGGATCAACACAGCTCCCTTGAGCCCTTCATTCCATGGCCAATTCAACATCAGAAGACTACCGGAATGATGGTGCGTTAATTAATGCACTTACAGGTTTAGGCGTAGCTAAGAAAGACAAAACAGTTAGCACAAACGTACGCTTTAACACGCTTCTTACTGAAGCTGAACTCGAATCTCTATACACCAGTGGCATCCCACGTCGCTACGTTGATGCCATCAGTGACGAGATCCTGCGTCATGTACCTACCATCTCTTTAGGTGGGGACGCAGCGGCCGATAGTGCTGACTTGCGCGCCTCGTTTAATCAATATCTCCAGACAACACAGTTTCACTTCGCACTTTCTGAGGTTGTTAAGCTGCAACGCCTTTATGGAGGCGCCGGCCTGGTCCTGCTCGTCGATGACGGTGGGCAGCCTGAGGACCCGGTCGAAAACAAGCGCATCCGCGGAGTGCGCGGGTATATCCCGCTTTCGCGGCACGAACTGATCCCCGAAGACTTCTCCATTACGGACTACTCCCGTCCTTCGCACTACCGGATCACCACCAGTCAGCGCATCACGCCAGAGCAGACCAGCGGCTACGTCAATATTCGCGTGCACAGCTCTCGCGTAGCCCGCTTCGACGGTCTGTACCTGCCATGGAACATGCGCTCCCGCAACACAGGGTGGGGACAGTCTGTGTTGCAGCTGATCTGGGAATCATTCAAACGCTATGAGACCGCAATATCAGGCCTCGAGGCTATGACGTCGGATGCCGACCTGTTCGTACACAAGATCCCCGGGCTTTTCAACCGTATCGCCGCTGGCCACGAAAGCGACCTGCGCAAACGGCTGGAGGCCAACAGCCTCAGCCGTAGCCTCTATGGCGGCATGGTGGTCGACACCGAAGAGGAACTGAGCTTCCTCAACCGAGCACTGAGCAATATCGCTACGGCTACGGACCCCTTCGTGAAGGATCTGCAGGCTTCCACGGGTTGGCCGGCTTCCATCCTGATGGGCGACAGCCCTGGTGGCTTGGGTAAGGAAGGCCGCTTCGAGGAGCGCATGTGGGCCTCATTGGTGGAGCAGTGGCAAGAGGTTTACTGCCGCACGCCTATCACAGAAGTCTTCAATTACATCCTGGCCTCGAGCGAAGGACCAACCCGAGGCCGTGTCCCCGAGTCCTGGTCGGTCCAGTTTCCCTCGATCTTTACGCAGACCGACAAGGAGAAGGCCGAGCTGAGACAGCTCACGGCAGCTTCCGACATTCAGTACCTGCAATATGGGGTGCTCAACGCTCTAGAGGTCCGTGAGTCCCGCTTCAGCGGCACAGATTACAGCATCGATACAAAACTCAATGAAGTGATCACCGAGCGGCTCGCTATCTCCGCGGACGCTCAATTCCAATCGCAGATGGCCGGCTACCAAGCGCAGAAGCAAGCGGTGCAGCCAGCTGAAGCCGCAGCTGAGCGACCGACAGCTTCCGAGGACGGGGAGCAAGGCATCTTGCCGCCCAACCGCGGGGACACGCACTTCGATTCCGCTGAAGGACTCCGCATTCGTATCACCCATCGTGTTGATGATGTCGTCGCTGGCCCGCTTGTCGGCCCTGACGGGCAGCGCATCGATAGTGGCTCTGCAGCTCCGATCCTGATCATTGGACCCCACCGCACTCGAGCACGGAAGCTTTACCGAGCGCGCTTCAGCCTTGATAGTGCTATTACGGACGGCCCTTACACCACAGGATTCAACGCACTCCGCGCTGCAAGGGCTGCGGTGCAGAAACTGTTTCCCGGGCAGAATGTAGTAGGGCTTTCACCGGTGCCCGATAACGAGGCCGATGCTTTCCGGGCCTACAACGAGGGGTACTGATCGATGACACAACCCAACATCACACCTCAAGGTTTTCGCACCGCGGCGTACCTGGAAACCAAGGCCCGGATGGATGCTGCGCGGAGCCGCTCTGGCAAGACTAGACGTCGGGTGACGTGCACACCGCCCAATGTGAAGTGTGGTGGCCGGTGCATTCCTCCAAACTGGGATTGCCGGTTAAAAGGTAAAGGCCCGGATTCACATCTCAGGGCAGTTCGTACAGATCCAATTAGTGGGTTGGCCAACATTGAGCGTGGGGTTAAGCGTATATCTAAAGGTGTGCGTAAAGGGAGCTTTTCTGAGATCGAAGGTGGCAAGCGTGCCATCGTTCGCGGGGTTGTGAAAGCCACTCCTGGTGACATCCAACGCAAGAAGAAACTGCAGGCTGATCTTGAGCGTCGTGCTGGAGGAATCGCTGCTGGTCTTGCAGTTGTTGGCTTTGGTTTATTCAGCCACAATCAACTGAAGCGAGCATCCTTCTACCGAGATGGAGTGGGTCGACAGATCGATGACGCGGTAGCGGCTGGGATTAATCGTGTACTGGATGCAACTCCTGTAATTCGTAGAGCGAGGGCAGAGCGACGTGCTGCTGGTAGTTCTGCCGCCGGTGAGGTAGTAGCTAGAGCAGCAGGAGCAGCGGCTAGAGGCCCTGAGGCTATGCGAGGTGCCTTACTTAGTACGCCTACTCAGCTAGAACGTCGCGCAACAGAGTATGGAAATGCAAAAGTACTAGAGAATAAGATAAAAGCGTTAGATATTGAAGCTAAAGAGTTGAATATGAATGCTTCTACGTGGAGGCAGAAAAACCTAGAAACTTTTTGGGGAGCTACTCGTACTAACGCGGGGGGCGCAGGTGATGGAAGTACTTTTTCCGAGCCAGCTACAAATCAGTATTTATCTCGTCAGTTTGGCTTTAAACTTAAAAAAGGTGATGATGCTACAGCTGTACGGCGCTCTGTCGCTACTGCACTAAACCGTGAAGCGTTTAACTTACAAGCGTTAGCGCGACAAGAAGGTGTAAATCTTAAAGATGCTGATTCTCGCAATGCGTTTTTAAATCGGGTTGTAGGACCTGGCACAGCTAATTTCTCCGATGAGGCCCGAGCGCGTGCAGTCAGCAACCTCGACAGGATTATCGGAGATGCCCCCAGAGGTCGATCGACTGCAGTCAGCCGTAAGCAGCTTGCAGACACGTTTTACAGAGATACTCGTGATGGTTTTGACCGATATTTCGGAAGAATCGCTGATGAAGTTCGTCAACCTGCGGGTGCCGCGCTTTCAGCTGAGGCACGCAAAGCTGGTTACAGCGAGCTGTTGACTAGCGCACGTATCGGGCAATCGCGCTATTTAGCCAAGAGCTTGAACAAGCCTGAAGCAGTCGGAACCAAGATGGGGCAGGGCCTTAGTGATCTGGTAGCTAAGGAGTACTACTCCAGCAAGGTCATTGGTAGCCCTACGTTCACAGCCACAGATCGAGAGATCCGGCTCGCAGCATCCGAGCTCTCAGGGCGCAGCTTCAGCACTACAGCTCCTGCGACTGACTATTTGCGGAGCAATGGCTTTGAACGTTTGACCACTCTGCGAGGCTCTCAAACCCGAGTCCGGTCAAGCACACCTTCACCAGAGAAGCCAGACCGCCCCGCTCGTCGGCGCTCTAATGCTCAGCGTATTGCTGATTTGATGCGACAGAAGAACAAGGATGGGACACCTCGGTACGCCACGCGTGAAGCTGCCGAGGCCGCTTTGAAGCGCATGCGGAAAGATGAGCTACAACAAGCGCGCATTGATGCGTACTTAGCTGTAAGGGCGGACTTGCGGGGAAAGCCCTGTGGGGCCTCGCACATTCCGAAGGCGCATGAGTGCAGAAAAGGTACTGCAGGCTCTGTAGATGAGAAAACTGGCGAACGCACTACAACGTACAAAGCGCGACAGCTGACAAGCATTGCTTTAAGGATTGGAGCTACCGGTGCTATGGGAGCCGCTGCAGTTAGTATGCTGCGTTCGGGCGGTGATTCTACAGCTGCTGGCTATTTGTTGCTTGGGACTGCTTTAGGCACAGCTAGCTTAATCCGTGAGGCTAAAGTTACTAGATCACCTAAAGAATTAAAAGCCGAGTACGAAGCGTTAAAGAAAGCTGATGGTGTAGAACCTGAAACTATAAATAAAATACAGAATTTTATAGAAGAGACGGGTACAGACGTACAACGCGTAGGCGCGCTTAAAGCGTTAATGCTAGGCGGGTATTTTACTACAGACAAACCTAACCGTGTGCATGTGGTGGGAGGCCAACCTACAGTGTCTAATCCTGCGAAAGGAAATTCAGTTGAGAGTTATAGTAAGGGCGTGGCTTCTTACATGGATGCCCGTAATAAATATGCTAAATTAAACACAGACGGACCAATTACACCAGCACAACTTAAGGGTATGACGCCTGACGAACGTAAGCGTTATTTCATGGCAGCTACGTCTATAGGCAATACTAAAGGTCAGCAGTTATATCTTATGTCCCACGAACTAGGACATGCTATTCATTATCGTTCTAACTTTGCGACACCTAACAGTGTAACAGTTAATGGTAAAAAGTATTCAGGCAAAGAGCTAGAAGCCGAGCTAAGACGTTCTACTTCTATTTACGGAATGTCTGATATACGACAGAGCGACAAAGTTTCAACTACTAATTACTACAGCCAAGGTAACAGGCTTGAAACCTTTGCCGAGAACTTTGCCTTATATGTTGGCAACGGTAAAAAGATGAAGGAAACATACCCTGTCTCCTACGAGTGGACAAAACGCACATTTGATAACGCTATCCGTCAGCCCAGTCGCAAAGCTCCTGTCAAAATGAAAACGACAATAGAAGAACTAGCGAAGGGGACAGAAAGATTTGATGCTGAGGCATCTTTCGAGATCTTGCTGGATCGCATAATGCGCGCCGCGACCTCTGGAAATATCCGCGGAACACTTGGAGTCTTGAAAGACGCCCAAGGACTGCGGAAGGACGAGCTCGCCATGTTGACGCCGTTCCTTGAGACCGCACAAATGTACGCGGGTCTGCGTCAGGGCGCTCGTTCAGATGCTGCCGGTAAACCTTGTGGGGCCTCGCACATTCCGAAGGCCCATACATGCACAAAAGGTGCAGGTCGGACTGTCGCGCAACAGAAGAAGCGTGAGGCCGTACCTCAAGACAAAGAGCTTCAGCAGCTGAGTGCTCTTGAGAAAGAGATGGATCGCGAACGTGATGCTAAAAAATCACTTAAAGGTAAGCAAATTGCTACTGCGCTCGTTATTGGAACTGTCGGAGCTGTCGCTGTTGCAGCAGCAAACGACGCTTATCAACTCAGTAGTGGTATGGGCACAGGAACTACTCCTGGTTTAAGAACAGCTGTTAAACCTTTTATGTCTGACACCTTCTCAAAAACTGACCCAAAAGGTTTGCAAGCAGCCTTAGGTAATTACTATGACAGTAAAGTTAAAGCTGAGGGGTGGAAAACAGGCGATCTTGTGTTTAAACGCACTAAAAATGAACCTACAGCCCACTTTGCTATCTATATGGGTAGTAAAAATGGTGTTCATTCTTTTGCTCAGGTAGGAGCAGATGGATTAGTCGCTAAATCAGGGGGTATAGAGATAACCGAAGCAGGTCAAGGCGCTAATAGAAAATTAGCCAGCGGTGTTGTTTTTGAACGTGCCCCTTCTGGCAAACAACCTAAAATTAAGTATAGTCCCGCACAAATTGCAGCACGGGTTGAGTCTTTGAAGGGTAAGACACTAGACTACGATGTGTTTAATGCTAATTGCGAAAGTTGGGCGCGCATGATAGTTAGCGGTAATTCACGCTCTACTCAATCTGCCCGGTTATCTCAAGTCGGCAAACTAGCTATTCGAGGGGTTTACAAAGGCTTAGGCGAAGTTGTTAAGTGGAGCCCTGATTACGTACCAGAGACAGTAAAAGGCGACAGAATCTATAAGGTCGCTAAGTGGCTAGACCGTAATAACACTAGAGGTAATGACTCTGGTTACTCAGCTATGGTACTTGGCAACAAAAACCTCAGGAAAGACTCCCCCGAGAGCGACGCAGTGGGTTTGATAGATCCCGGCAAAGTAATTAAGCCTGAAATGTCTGATATTGAAGCTGTTGCAGCAGCTAAACGCTGGCTTATGGTTCTCTCTGGTGTAATCGCTAATGACCCCAAAAGCTAATAGCACAAATGCAACTCTTTGAGCGCTACAACAGCGCCCTCCGCCGCTCTGAGGACGTCACAGTCACCCAGCTCAACCGCATCCTCGACCGCAGCTTCAACCGTTTAATCCGCCGCACCCGCATCCAGATTCGCAGTGGCAAGCCTGCCGCGGATCGCAATGTGGCTCTGCTGCAAGAGTTTCGCCAGCTTGTGCCTGCGTTCAACCCGCAGCGTACGGACGCCTACGACCGAGTTCTACGTGGCCTGCTCCGTAGCTCCCACCAGAAGGGCATCGGCGTGGCGAGCGACTCCATGCGTGAGCTCACTCCCTCTCGCCGGCGCATCGACGTCTCGATCCCTATCGAAGCAACCGTCGCCGCCGCGGCCCAGTCAAAGGGATACCTCCGGCGTCACGGTCAGACCTTCGCAGAGACTGCCACCGAACTCGTTGCACAAGGTGTGGCAGAAGGTCGTCCTACGGATGCTATTACAAAGGATCTGCGTCTTCGGCTTGGTGTAGTCAAATCTCGCGCTGATGTTATTGCCCGCACAGAATCACTGCGTGCTTACAACAGCGCCAGCAGTCAGTATTACGCAGTGAACGGAATTGACTTAGTGATGTGGTACGCCACCAGTGATGACCGTACGTGTCCTATCTGTAATGCCCGCGCTGGTCGTATCTACAAGCGTGTCATTGCAAAAGCTCCTTGCCATCCGAGGTGTCGATGTTATCTAGCTCCCTGGGATCCCGAGATCGCAGCAATTGATGACAC